AAATGGAATGGCAGACTAGCAATGCTTGGTCTAATTGCAGCAGCAACAAGTGACATTCTTACAGGACATATGTTCTTTGGTATGTTCTAATGAACGATTCCATGTCACAGTCATATCATGAGGTCATGGAAGTATATAAACAACCAATTTCAATTAGATACATTCCCAGAATAGTTGGATGGGGATCTATTTTAACTTTTGCGGTTGGTTTATATCAAGCTGCATGATAACTCAAAACAAAAAAATAGCCCAGTAAAATTAATTACTGGGTTTTTTATTGAGCTTTAAACTTTCAAGCTGCCAGTGAGTCAAAGACTTTAACAGGAAGAAGATTTTTCTTTCTTAATTCAGCTCTTACATTCTCGATGTTGTATTTATAACCATCACGAGAGCGACAGTTTTCAAAAGCTAGATAATGTGGACCTAACGTTAATGTTCCATCATCTCTATATCTAAATAGAGTTTTCTTATCTATTCCAAGAATTTGAGTTATTTTTCGTGGTGTTACCCACTCTGAATTGATGCTCATTTAACACTGTATGTAGTACCTACGTAAAATACCTACGCTGTATCTAGAGTCAATTTTAGTTAAGGTTTTCTTAAGGGTTCAGTTCAGAATAGGTCAGTTTAGACTAAGATAACGACAAAGAATAGTATGTTTAGAGATGAACAGGAACCATTAGCCCTGCTTCTAGAACTCTCTCCACGACTAGCTAAACGACGATATAGACAAGCAATCTACGAAGCCTGGAACCATAAATGTGGTTATTGTGAGGGAATGGCTACATCTCTTGATCACATAGTTCCAAAATTTAAATCCGGATCAAACAATAGATATAATTTAGTCCCTGCATGTAGAAAATGTAATGCAGATAAAGGTAGCCAAAATATGGAAGAATGGTTTAAAAGTAAAGATTATTTCTCTCAATTAAAACTAGAAGCCATAAAGACATGGATGAGTGATGATGTAAAAGATATAATGATATATACGTAGTTAAATAATTAGAATGTCTACAAGGGCACAATTAGAAGCAGATATAAAAAAATATAAAGAGTCTTTAGAAGCATCTAAAGGACTTCCAGATACTGTTACTGACAACAATATAAAATATAATTCCTCTACAGGGCAGCTGGAATATAATATGCCAAATAATTTGAATGAAAATAAATTTGACGAAAATTTACCAGAGAATCAAGCAAGAGACAAAGTATTTATAAAATATGAAATATCTAAATATACACAAAGAGGAAGGTTTGAAAAAAAAGGTGGTGATAAAGTTCTTGGTTTTGTGAGATCAACAAAAGATGAAACAAGAATGGATACTCGTTCAGTAGATGCAAAATGGAGAGATGATGGAGATGAAGAATCAGGACAAAAGGTTATTCATACTTTTTATGTGGATGTTTCAGATATAGTTTTAGAAAGACCGGGAAGAGGATTACAGTCTTGGGCAAATGATGGTAAACGTTTTAGTAATTATGATTCAGTCTATAGAGCAAATAAAATACAAGATAAAATAAGAAATGCCGTTACTGATAAGTTAAAAAGTACATGGAAAGATGATGGAGATACAGAAACTGGTTTAAATCCAAGGATTTGGGACACTTCAGAATTAAAAGGGGGAGGGAGGGACAGCGATAATTACTTTTTTGATGAAAGATATGCGAATAGGGGATATGCGAAAGATCTTAAAAAATTTAATAATGAGGGAAGAGATCACAATGAAAAAATTGATTTAGCTAATGAATTTAATCCTCAAAAGAATGATTATGCAAGACAAATAAATGACGTTAATAGAGAATATAACAGAGTAAATAATGTTAAAAAACAAACGTATGATGATGCAATACAAATAACCAATCAAACCAAAGGAGCTGATTATACCGATCAAAGAGATAAGATTAGGCTTATTAAAAAACTAGAAGAAGCTGGGATTAGTTCAGAAGACTCTCAAAAGATATTAGGAGATGTAGAATCTGCATTTAAAGATTTCTATAGAGGTGAAAAATTACAGAAGTTTGATTTTGGATATGGTCAGGAACAAGGTTATGCCAATACTAAAGGTAAGCCTATATATGGTGATTTCAATGCTAACTACTATAGACAACAAACCTTACCCAACCAAAGTCTTACAGAACAAGAGAAATGGAATGAGGCTGTAGCTAATGATGATATTGATGTTATTGAAAGATTTGGAGAAGGTAGTGGAGCTGAGACTGGGTATTATTTATGGAGATATGGACAACAACGTGGAGCTGGAGAACTAAGAGGTAATGAAGCTGATCCATTAGAAGCAGCTGAAGAGTTTGTTGAAAAGGCTCCTACTGATGCAGAGATGCAGCAGATTAGAGATAGGATGTTAAATATTGAAGAGGATGATCCAGAAACTTTAATAAATGATGTTGCTTATATAAAAGAGGCATATGAAGAAGCTAAACAAGCAAAAGCTGATGGAACAGCTAATAGATTTGTTGATTCTGCAGGTGATTATTTAAATGTTGATAACCCAGATGAATTCTTATTAGTATTTCAACAGTCTGATAATGAAGAGGATCAAAGAGCTTATAACGAATTAAAAAGAAGTGGTCTTTATATAACTGAATTAGAAGATGCTATTACAGGTGTAGTAGGAGAAGAAGCAATTGTACAGACAAAGAAATTTGGAGCACTAACTCAAAATGTTTTGACAGATACTTTTGATGAATTAAGAAAAGCAAAAGCTAAAGAACAAGAATTAGCACTGATGGGACAGTTTAGTACGTTTGGAGAAATAATGGATGTAAATAAAAGTCTTTCCGATTCTTTACTAGGTGATTCAGGTATAGGTGGATATTTACCTTTTATGGGAAAGGATAGTGGATTTGATCAGAAGACATTAGAAAAACAATTGAGTGGTGTTACAGGTATAAATAACAATGTTGTTTATAACTGGCAAGAGTGGTTTGATGATTCAATTAAAAAGAATTACAGTGAATTTGAAGATGATTATTTAGAACTAGGATATACGAAAGAAGAAGCAGAAAATGCTGCAGAACAACAAATAAATATTCAAAAGTCTTTTGCACAAAGTTATGTAAATGATTACTTAAAACCAAGATTTGATGAATCAAGATCAATGAATGAGTTTGTCGAATATTTAGATGTAAGACAAGAAGAGCAGAACCCTTTCCAAACACAAAGTTTATTAGATGCTGTTAATACAGTTGGAGAGTTACAAGCTAAGACTTACCTAGATCAAATCAGAGATAGTGCAGTCGATAAGAAATTTAATAGTGATTTTTATTTTGATCCAGTTGGAGCTGGTATGAGTGTAGGTTTACAGAATCAATATGATAATCAAAAAACTATAGTAGAAGCAGACTGGGAGAAAGCACGTAATAAACCTAATGAGATAGCAGATCCTTTAAACCCAGGACAAGGAACATGGGCAGAGTTAGCTTATAGATATGGAGCTGATGTTAATGATAAACAACAGTTTGCTCAATTACATTATCAAGTAAAAGGTAAAAATCCTAACTACAAATTTGATCCAGCAGAAGATGTTATTAATGCAGGTAAAGTAAAAGATCATATTTATACAAACATCCTTCCAAAATTAGTGGATGAAGCTGGCAGACAACCCACTGTATTTGGTCAGTTTATAAGACCTGAAGAATTTGCTGACGATATGATCGAAGGTCTAGATCCAGATCAACCTGAGGAATGGAACTATGCTTTAGAGCAGGTTGGATTATCAGACTTTCAAGGTACAGCAGCTGATCTAAAGAATTATATAGCTGAGACTTTTAGGACAGGCAGTGCTGCTGATATAAGATCACAGCTAAAGTATTTAAATGAGAAACGTGAGAAACCTACACAAGAACTACTAGGAGTTGAATATATACAAAGAGAAGAAGACTATACAACAGATAACAAACTAGAAGGAGATACTCAATTGTTTAAAGTATTTCAAGATGCTGGATATGACGGTAGTGAAGATGATTTCTATGAAAATGTATTTCCAGATTTAGATCCAGGTTCTCAAACCATCTTAAGTCAGGTAGGAGAAACAGGAAAAATAAACATAGAAGGACTAGGTGGAACTGATTATAGGAATGATCCTTTTGCAGCTTTCGGTGTGGTTAGTCAGTTATCAGGTGATGAAGGAGGTTTATTTGGAACCCAAGAACGAGAGGAGAAAGAAGAAGATGATGAAGAAAGTAGCTATTTTACGTTTGACGTGGATTATGATGATGATGATGAGGAAGATTATAAATCTAAAAAGGGAAGTGAGATTCTTAGTCAATTCACAAAAGGTTTTTCTAGTTTTATTTAATTAAGTAATGGCAAGTAAACATAAAAAAGCAGCAACAGCCGCAAAACTTGCGAAAGATAAGATGGCGTGTAATAAACCTAAAAGAACACCTAAACATCCTACTAAGTCACATGTAGTGAAAGCATGTAAAGATGGTAAAGAAAAGATTGTAAGATTTGGTCAACAAGGTGTAAAAGGAGCAGGTAAAAATCCTAAAACAGCAAAAGATAAAGCCCGTAAAAAGTCTTACTATGCCAGACATAATGCACAAGACTCCAATCCAGATAAGTTTTCAGCTAGATATTGGTCTCATAAGGTGAAATGGTAATAAAGTTAGGTATGATTAATAGTAGATAGTTATTACTTTGCATGGCAGATTTCACTAAAGCCATTAACATTATTTGTAAATACGAAGGGTATAAAGAAAAAGCCTGTGCAGACCCAGTGACTGGAAGGAATCCATACACTTTTGGTTATGGAACTCAATTCTATCCAGATGGGTCTCCAGTAAAGTCAGGACATTGTGTAACAAAACAGAAAGCTTTAGAGTATTTACTATGTGAGATACATTTAATTGAAGAAGAACTAGATAAATTAAAACTCTATATAGATCAGGCTATGAAAAATGCTTTAGTATCTTTCATTCATTCGATAGGCTGGGACTCATTTTTATATAGCACTGTTATAGATCATTTAGAAGGTCAACGTTTTCATTCTGCAGCAGAAGAAATGAATAGATGGATATATGATGAGAACCATAGAGCATTAGGACATTTACTAGAAAGAAGAAAAGAAGAAACAAATATATTTGTGGAAGAGATAGACATAACTGAAGTTCCTTTTCCCGGTGTCTTATTACTAGCAACAAACAGTTATCAAGGACATCCTTGTCAAATAGAAGCTTTAATAAAATTAGAGAAGAAAGTAAACCCTTATATACTTGCAGAATTTATGAATGATTATTCAAATCATGCGAAAGAATTATCTCCTGAAGTCCAATTAGACACATATTATGAAAGAACCTATGGTGATTTTGATAGATAGGCGTAGAATAAGAGTAGAAAATAGTAACAACTAATGGAAAATTCAGTTGAGCCTAAAGCATTTCAGTTACCATTAGAACATCAGTTTTCTATGAAGAGAGCTGAGATGAAAGCGAAAGAGATGACATGGGATCAACTTTATGTTGCATTGTTATCTTTATTTCATCAACGTTTAATGGAGATCTACGCTCTAAAGTCTATGATGGCAGAGGAAAATGTGGATATTGATTTTGATATTCCCACAGATGTAGAGTTACTTGATTTAGCTACTAAAGCTCAAGAAGCTTTAGATAAAGAATTTGATGAAGATGATGGGGATGAACCTCTAGCTCTCTAAATCAATTAATCTATTTAAGTACCATCTAGCTTTCATTAGAGATTCTTTGCCTCCTTTTTTACGTTCACGCCACATATATTTAGCAACATTACCTTTTAAGTAACCACGAAATTCTTCTGTTGTAAGTTGTGCTTCTATTGCATCTATACACTCTACAGAACTAGCTGCATAGTGCATTGGCTTATCTACAGGATCAAAGAAATGTAAATGAGGATTAGTTTCCGTAGTTTTAAATGAAGCTGCCGGCATAGGACAGAATCCATCAGTACATTCTTCCATTTTATTATCTACTTCTTCGTTTTTGAATTCGGAGAGTCTAATACCATCAAGAGGGTTTTTGGCTTCACTGAAGCCCCTTGCTTCATCCCTTCCTCCATTGAGGGAATATAACCCGTTAATCCTGGTCTCTGTCCCAGATTCTTCCTGTTCATTCCTTCTTCGCATGCTGCTAATCCTCGGTTATACATATCATACAGAGGAACGTCATTTTTTTCATTATCTAGTGGAGCACCAAAATCTTCTACAGATAAAACTCTACATTTCATTTCATCTTTTACAAAGTCTCCTAAAAAGTTAGTAGCACCGAGCATTGTTTTATAATGGATGATTTCTTTCTCCTACAATGTTATCATGGCAAGATTCTACGATACTACATACGACCCCAGACAGGACTCAGGAACCTCTGGAGCTAATATATCTGATATTAACCCTGAACAGGCTTATGACGTTGATCTACGTCGTGTAGAGATGGATAAGAGAGGAGATGTGGAGAGTACTAATGAACAACAGAATCGTGTAAAGAGATTTTTTAAAGCTGCTCGTGCCTCTGGTAAATATAGACAACAAAAAGGATTCTCAGAACCAAGTGTAGGAGGACGTACTCCAGTAGGTAAAGCTGATATGAGTGGAGTTGAACTACCAAGTCTTAGAGGACGTAACTTCGGAGGACCAGGAGCTGGATCTACTGAATATGCAACTAAACCAAAACCTCAGTTTGGTAAAGAATTTTATCTATAATTAAACACCAATAACTTCTTTTTTTATTCTTCTTCTATTTTTTCTTTGAGGATAGTCAATATCACAGGGATTTCCTCTATGAAATTGTAACTGTGTAATTCCTTCATTTGCATAAATTCTATTAAATAAGGAGGTACAATTTGTTATTTGTAATGTTAAATAACCCTCCCATCCACTTTCAGCTGGAGTGATATTACAGAATATTCCTGATCTTGCATAACTAGATTTACCGACAGCAACAACAGTTATATCTTTAGGTAATTTTATTTTTTCTTCTGCTCTACATAAACAATATCCAAAGGGTGGTAATAAGAAGTATTTACCTCTTTCATCTTCATTTAGTGTGGTAGATTTCAATATCTTGGAATCAAAATCTTTAGGGTCACACATGCCTGTTTGTGTACCTCCAAACAGTAAACATTTCTCTTCAGATAGTCTTATATCATACCCATAAGAACTTAAACCATAACTAAGAGTTTTCTTACCATCTATTTCTTTAACTTCCTTTGATATAAAGGGTTCTATCATGTTTTCTTTTTCAACAAGATGCTTAATTTCCCAGTCAGATAAGATACTCATAATCCCCTTTTGTGTTCTTCGAGTATATCTAATCTAACAAAGGAGTCTACCTTTTTCA